TACATTTTATCATACTGATTAAATCTATAGTTGTCATACCAGGCTTTAACATCAAGTAATCAGCACCATCTTTATCATATTGCGAAGCAATGATCTTTGCACTGTGAGGATCAGCAACACTGATTTGATAAAATCTTTCTGAACTAGGTGTGCTATTTGCAAGGTCTCTAAATGAACTGTAAAAATTTGATCTAAACTTTATGTAAGACAGTATTGGTAATTGTGTTTCAATTTTTAAATTTTTCACAGTGTCTTTTTGCATATCACTAGGTGCTAAAATATCAGCACCTGCTTGTTTTAATTTTCGACCTAAATCTATAAAAAGTGCTTGGGTGGTTTGTGGTTTATCTAATATACAACAATGTCCGTCTAATGTAGTAGAACACATACACACATCAACTGCTAAATTTATTTGTTTGTTAAATTTTGATTTGATATGACTAACAACATCTGATTGAAATTTCCAATCCGGAGTATTTGTTTTTTTGTCTGGAGTAACAAATAAAAGAAAATCTTCTACACCAACGTCAATGTCTTTTTGAATTACTTCATTAATTTTTTGTAAAGGAAAACTTGCATTGTCAGGTCCTAATTTTCCCTGCACGATGTCACTAGTCTGATTTACAAATATTGGTTGTATAAAATCCATATGCACATTATACAACAATTTTGGTAAACAGTCAACTAGAATTTTGGTGTTGCTGTGAACGGTCCAGGTTTATATTCTTGACAAATTGCAATAGCCTTATTTTGTAAACCTTCAGTATTTTGTAGGTTTTCATTAGCCATATACATTTTTTCAACACACTGTTGTTTAGTGTCGTAAGCAATACTGCTCCAACCATCAGGACGAACAAAGTCACCTGCTATCCAACTACCTTGTATGTAAAAGTAGATTACTAACCAATGCATAAAAGTATTTAGATTGGTTGTTGAGAAAGATAAAAGACAACTAAAAAATTAAATGGTAGTATAAGAAAGTATAAGCAAAATAGGTAGGACTTGGTTACACCTACAAGCACGTACCCGAATACCATTCTAATACGTACAACCTAACCCCGCCAGTGACTGCGATGTGACACCTTCCGTTCTCCGGATAATGCCTGGGTACCACCCCTGGTTAGTCAAGTTCGACCCTTCTGGTAAAGGCCTCTTCCTTGCACTATAATTAGGAATTAATTACGTTCCTAATGCTTATGTTTACAATATAGCATCAAAAAAATAAAAGTCAACCGTTTTTTGAAAAAAATGTGGATATTCAGTCAATAAAAAAGGGCGACATAAAGCCGCCCTTTTAAATTTTTGCTTCGCTCTCTATTATGAGAAAGAAACGTTGCTGATCGCTACTTCACCTAAGTAGTCTGCCGCATTACCTAGTGATGATGCAGTGTTTGATAACTCTACATAACCATATCTAGTCATGAAACTTACTACTGGCTCAAAAGTAGTTGGATCAAGAACAACGCCTGAAGACATCAACGGAATGTATGGGCAGTAGAACGCCGCCGCATCAGATTCTGATGCACCTTTGTAACCTACCAATACTGGTGTTGCGTCTGAGGCATATGTGTCAACGTATACTTTCATAGCACCATTTAACGTACCAACCATTTTGTTGTTAGTTGGAGCCGCAAATGCACCTTCAGTTGTTCTTGCGAACGCTGAAGTTGTTGCTGATTGAAGTACAGTTAAAGCGTGTGGTGATACTACTGCGTAGTTACCTGCGCCTCTTCTTGTACGTTGAGCGATCTTGTTCGCTACTCTGTTGATCAATACAGCCAAAGCCGCGTGTTCGTCACCTACGAATGTTGCCGTACCTGACACAGCAGATTGGTCGAATGTTTCTTCTGTAGCCGCTAATGCTCTCAAAGATGCTAAGATCTCTTGATCGATTTCAGCAGTAATTTCTTGGGCTAATGCCGCCATTACTTCTGCTTCGATGTCGATACCTTGCTGTGCTTGAGCGTCTTGAGCAGACTCAAAAGTCCATCTTGCTGATAACTTACGAGTTTTCGCTTCAACTGTTTGTTTCAAGATTTGGATTGATAATCTGTTACCTGCAGATCCTTCTAATGCCGCTGTTGCGCCACCTTTTGCCGGATTGCCGTCGTTTCCAGAATATGCTTCTGCGATCTTGAACGGTGATAACGCCTCTTCACCAGCAGTGGTTGTTGTTGCACCACCTGATGTTGTGTCAGCGTATCTTACTCTTAGAGTGTGGATTTGTCCAACTGGGCCAGTCATCGGTTGTACACCAACCAATTCGTTAGCAATCACAGTCGGCATAACCCGTCTGATTACTGGTAGAATCACTCTGTTCAAAGTTGCAACATTACCTGCTGAAGTGGCACCTGCCGTAGCGGCTTCGTTCAAATACGATCTTGTATTCTCTAAAGTCACTTCCATTACAGACTTCTGATTACCAGAAAGACCTTCTAGTAATGCTGTCTTTGTATCCTGCCAGCGAGCTTCTGTTAGTTCTGACATTGTTTTTTCTCCTTAATGTTATATCCCTGCAAGTCTTTTAATATCAACGATGTTACCGTTGAATTGACCCACGGGTTTACTAACTGTTTCTTGTTTGTCGCCTGTTATTTCTGTGCCTTCTTTCAATGCCTGTTTTTTCGCTGGAGAATTACCATTGATAACCGCTGGCATATACTTTTCAAATTGCTTTTGCAACTTTCCAGTCTCCACGCTCTCCAGTAGATTTGTCATTATATCTTTTTGTTCTGTATTCAACGGCTTTACCAAGTCGTTGATTACTTTTTCTCTCTCTGCTGATTCTTTTAGCGATTTGATTTCAGCCTCTTTGGCGTCAACCTGTGCCTTGAACTCTTCAGCAGTCTTTTTCGCTTCTTCCGCCTGTAGTTTTGTTGTGTCAACTACTTTTAGAAGTTTTGCTGTCTCACCTTTTTCGTTCAAGAAAGATTGTGAATATTCTTGAGCGTAAGATTCGTACAGTCTGCGACCAAAGTCGTTTTTACGAGCCGCGTCAATGTCTTCTCTCAATTGAGAAATTTCATTTTTCAATGTTTTCTCAACGATAGTAGTCACTGCTTCAGCACTCTTTGTAATGAACTTCGTTCTTACTTTTTCAAAGTGTGCTTTTGCTTCTCTGATAAGACGTACTTTCGTCTCTGCGACGTCTTGTTTGTCTTCGTTAAACTCTGCGATTTCTTTAGATAGAGCATCAACTACGAATTCCTCAAGTTTCTGGAAGTTTTCTGCCATAACTTTTTGGTCTGCGTGTAATTCGCTGATTTCAGATTTAAGTCTTTCAAACACAAAGCCTTTCAACTTCGCTGAATCTTCCTTCATTGCAATCGCATACTTGGCTTTTTGTTCAGCCAACTGTTTACGATCTTCGGCAAATTCAGCAATTTCCGCCTGTAACTTTTCATTAACCATAGCATCGATGGCTTCTACCATCTGTGCTTTGTCATGTTCATATTTCTTCGCAAATTCTTCGCGAAGTTCTGACGTTACTGCGTGTTTGTTTTCCTCCACTTTGGTATTCCAAGCGGATTCAATCTCTGCTCTGATCTCTTCTGAAATTGCGTTGTTTTCGAAGAGTGATTTCAGTGCATCTAACATTTATTTTCTCCTACTATTTGAGTCCGTTGATTATGTTAACCAACGCCTCTTTTAGATATTTTTGTGCCTTTGTGTCCCTTGCTGTTTGTAACGCCTTATATCCACCTTTAGAATTCATTAACTGTTCGTAGATTGGAGTTGGATAGGCTCCTGGTGCACTTGGTTGTGCAACAACATCTACTGTAATAATTTCAAAATCTGATACTTGTCCGGATCCGTCTTCTTTAACATTACCAGATCCCCTACTAGAAACACCAAGTTTAACTCCGCTTTGTAGCATTGTTTCAACTAGTTTTCCCATAGGGGTCGGTAATATTTTTAATTTTCCGTATCCGTTTGGACCTTCCATCCACATATCTGTTAACATATGGCTGACTCTGTCCAAATTAATGTTAAGACCTTCCGGATGATCAACTTCGCCTAACACTGAATATCCACCAGTTATTTGGTCGTTAAGTGTGCTGACAGCCCTACTGATCTCACTCACGGGATATACTCTCTGGTTAGCGTTCTTCACACCACCTTGTATACAAATACCCTTCATGTAAAGGGATTTTCCGTTGTTTTCATCTTTGGACTCAACGACTATTTTTGCTTGGTCGAAGGTCAGCGTCTCACGTAATGATAACATCCTTTATATCCTAACGGTTATTAACTGCCCAATGTTGACTTTGAAGCAGAACCGTCATCATCTGCTTTAGTCTGAGCCTTTGGTGCCGCACTCATTTTAGCCTTTGCACCTGGTTTGTTAACATTGCCTGCATCTTCTTCTTTAGCCGCTGGTGCTTTAGAACCTGCTTCTTCACCACCTTGTGCTATATTGCTTGAAGATCCACCCATGTCATTTTTACCAGCAACTGGAGATTTAGAATTATCTGAACCGTCAGTGTTTGATGCACTTACTTTGTTCACATACTCTCTAATTTCTTCTGTTGCAGTTTTTGGTGCTTCTTTTGACTCAACTGCTGGTTGGTCACCAAGTTCGGGAGCAACTTCTACTTCTCCCTCTGCTGATTGATCTGCGATTGCTTCGTCTTCTTTCTCTTCGTCGCCTTCAGAGTCTTCGTCGTCGCCTTCGCCATCTTCCTTGTCTGACATCATTTTTTCAAATTCTGCTTTAAGGTCATCAATAGCATCTTCTAAATCAACAACTCTGTCTTCGATGTCTTCTTCACCGTTTTCATCGTTGCCTTCTTCGCCTTTGTCTGCTTCGATATCACCGATCATATCATCAGTTGCATCTCCACCGTGTGCTTCTGGCGAAATTTGTTGCTCAGCAGGGATTTCAGCAGTTTCTTCTGCTTTCTCTTCTGCTTCATCAGTAGATACTTCTTCAACTTTGTCTTCTGCTTTTTCAGAATCGTCTGCTTTTTCTTCTACAGCGTCTTCTTCTTTTTCAGAAGTTTCAGTTTTTTCTTCTACAGCATCTTCTTCTTTTTTAGAAGCGTCTGTTTTCTCTTCTACTGCTTCATCTTTTTTATCTTCTTTGGCTTTTGCTTCAGTTGTTTCTTCTGTTTTTTCTTCAACTTTAGCATCTTCTAAATCGCCTTCAAGAAGATTTTCATAAATCTCTCTTGATTTTTCTACAACAATGTCGTGGAATAACTCTTCTGCGCCTTGTTTGTCATCGGCTACGAGTTTTTCTAACATTGCTTCGAACTTATTTTTTTGTTCTGACATCTGTTTTTCCTCCGTAAGTTAAGATTATAGTACTGTCAAATATTATTTAGTTTTAATTAGTCAAAACGGTAGGTAATAGGCCCAAAATGGCCCTGTTTATGGCAGGTTGTGTGTATTCTTGAACTCAGAAATAGTAATCTCACTGTAATTCGCGTATTTGTGTAAATCTTGCGCCTTGAACGTCGATTTACCATCTCTGACTACACGTATATATCTCTTTAGTGGATTTTTCTGCAGAATAATGCAAGTTTGACGCATCCAATTACCGTGGTAGGTTGCAACGTCTGTGCTTTTCTTGTAGTTCTTAGTGTCGGCATATAGGTTGTTTAACTTGCCTTCCCTTGTGCCAACGAAGTCCCAACCCAATAGATATAGTCTTGTGTGGGCATTTTTAGTGGCAAGGTGCAAGGCAGTTGGTCCAGAACTCCAACCAAGGGGTGGTGAAAAGTAATTCAACTTCTTAAACTTCTTAAAGGCTCTGTTTTCGTTGGTCCATACCGGCTTTTTGTATTGATAGTTCTCCCCACATATCTCAAATATCATCTTGGCATCAACAGCCACTAGATAATCGGGAT